TCAGATTGCGAAATAAGTACTTCTATATTACCACCAGATGGACCTGATTTAGATCTTAAAGTAGTTAATGTAACTTTATTAAGATCTGCTTTAGTAATATCATTAGGGTCTTTAGGATACTCTGGACCTTTAGTACCTTGGTTATAGAATAGGCTACCAGTATGTGCTTGATAAGCTATATTAGTAAGAAAACTAAACTTACTACCTACTGATTTAATACTATCACCTGTCTTAAGGAACTGTAATTTTTTAGAAGGTTCTTCCCAAGGTTGCATGCCCATATTAACCTTATCTCCAGTGTGAGCTGTTAGTGTAATATAGGTACTAGATGCAGGGCATCTACCTGGTAGCTGACTTAAGAACTTAGTTTTAAAGTTACCTTGTTTCATAGCGTAAGTATTAGTATCTTTAGAATCAAGATCTCCAGATAGCATCTCAGCTACAGAAGCAGCTTCAAACTCTGTAAAACTATCTATCTCTACAAATGTAGGTCTAGGTATAGACATAGGTTTGTGTGTATATGGATCTAATATACACTCTATAGTAACATAGTCTTTCTTATCTTTTTGTTTCTCTTCCATATACTCGAATAGTTTATCTCCCCATTCATTAGCAGGTAAAGAAGATTTATCCATAATGGTCCATATAGGATCATTACCTTGTATAGTACCTTCTCCTAGAGAAGGGAATTGAGCTGCAAAGTGCTCTAGTCTATCGAAGCTTATATTAACTTCAGTATCATAGGTTAATATATAAGTTTTAGTAGCTTCTGCTATCTTACTAGCAGCTGATAGAGTCATATAGTGTATAAGAGTACTTTTAAAGTTATTACCAGCACCTACTACACCAACTACTTGTCCTAATCCACCATTATAGAGTGTCTCACCTTTAGCTCCTGTTATGATAGAAGCTGTTGGTATATCCATTAGACAACCTACTGGTATATATATTTTTGGTTTAGCTCTATTATCCATAGCAAAATTAAACATTCCAGCCATAATTATTTTATTAAACTCCTTTAGCATATCAAATTTTATATTCAATGTTTATTAAGTTTTTATAAAAAGTATCCTACCTAAGATAGCTTAGATACCTGATTTTCAACATACATTAGATAAGGAACCTCTGATGAAAAATATTTATAAAACATATAAAATATCTAAAGAGTTAACCCCTGATATGAAATATGCTATGGAGCAACTAACAGCTAATCAAGAAGGTTTTAGTAGCTTTCTAGTAGATGCTTCTAACTTCTTTAAGAAGAAAATAGATGCTATCAGAGGTGTGTTTGGTCTTAATAGTAAGAATGATACTAAAGAGATCTCTAAAGAGTCTAGTAAGCTATATAAAGATTTACAAAGCTATGATAAGCTAGTAAAATCTATAGGTAGTAAACAAGATAAATATGATGCTGTATCTAGTATTATAGTACCTTGGATACCAGGTGTTAAATCGGATCTATATACATTAGTTACTGGATTAAAATCAAATGTATCTGGTATATACGATAATGGTTTACCATACCTAGAAGAAGCTGATACATTCCTAGCTAAACTATTAGGGGATGAAGAGTATGCTACTTCTGTAATACCTAATAAAGAACTACTAGGTAAACTAAGTAGCTATAAAGATAGTACTACTAAATATCTTACAGATGTTATAGATGGTAGAACACTTATGGATAATAGAGAGCTTAAAGATGTTATACCTAACTTTAGCTCTGTAGAAGTTATACATAATAGTTTTAAAGATATGATAGTAGCTAAAGAACTAGAGAATGTACAGCAAGTCTTTAATAAAGCAGAATCATTAGCAGCTAGAGCTAAAGAACTTTATAATAGAGTACAATCTAAAGACTTTACTATAAGTACAGTAAGAGCTAAAGAGATGGGTCCATTACTACAAGATTCAGCTGCTATAGTAACTAATATAGGAGCTATAGTAAGATTACTAGATGCTGGTGTTACTGTACATAAAGCAATACTACAGAAACTAGATAAGTTAATATAAAAAAATAAAGATATGCTATAGACAGATACAATATAGGTATCTGTCTATAGTTGTTATTTAAGTACCTCTATCAGAGGAGGTATGTTAGTATTTAGCTTTTCAGCTAGACTAGTTATTATCTCTTCTAGACCACTTAGGTTTAGTAGACGGTTACAAATATAAGCGTCTACTTTGTTACCGTATTTTACAAAGATTCTATTTTCAAAGCCACAATCAGTACCATACTGTGTGTCTTCTACTTTTAGTCTTAATGTATTGTCTAGTATACCATATGAGCCATATAAACGTGCACCGCATGGTGCTAAACGTTTATTAGCCTCCTCTAGATTATACTGCAAATTTTCAACCGCAGCCCAACTCTCTAGTATGCTAGAAAGTTTACTAAAGTCGTGGTACTCTGGGTTTACTAGAAACTCAGTCTCTACAAATGTGCTTGTATATGTAAATACAAAATCGCCTACTACGTTTAATCTATATCTAATAAATGGTCGACCAGAAACCCTCTTACCACTTGTAGTTGTCATATCATCCGTATGGAAGTAACCTCTTAGATACGGTACAACATCCGTTTCTAAGTTTATTCTGTCCCATACTCCACGGACGGCATCCCTTTTTTCTTGTTCTTTAATTCTAGCTTCTACTAGACTGTTCCAACCCGGTAAGTAATCATCTCTATTACCTACCATTATCTCGACTACTTCATCCTCTTCTTCTATTGCGCTAAGATCTTCAATAGGGGAAGTGGTGATAGAATCTACTAGTATAAACCAAGTATGATCCTCTACTTGTATCCTAGCGATCATATCTTTACCATTTAGACTCTTTTGTAACTCGATAGCTTCCATAGCCATCTTGTTAGTAATTGAGAAGCTTAACACATCTCCACCATTTACTCTGTATCCATTTAAGAAAAACTCTGTACTTTGCATTTTATGCTCCTTACGTTAATTTATTTTAGCATTTATATATAAGCAGTAAGCTTTAAAGCTTACTGCAACTCTGACTATAAATAGTTCAGGTCATTATCTAATGAATGTATTTTAGATATTACATTCGATAGATAAATTTTAGCTTGATAAGTTCTAGTGTCTAAATTCTGTACTTCAGACTGAACTTTATTAAGCACCTGAGCAGTAGCTAGTTGATTTCTAGCTACTGCTTTACTTTTAACCTTGTTAACTAATAGTATAACATTATCTTTATTATACATATAGCTCCTTTGGTTTAATATAGAAGTAAGATTAGGAAATACTCCTAATCTTACTTCTATATATATATAATATAACTGTTTTTTCGTCACTTTGACACTTGTACTACGCACAGGCACAAAGCTCCTCTGGTAACGTCACTTTGATACCTTCGCTACGTTCGGTATCTATAAAGATACCTATACTACTTTAGGTATCAAAGTGCTATTAGTGGATCTAATAACTTATACCTACTTACTATTGTTAGTATCTATATTAATTTTAGTACCAGTATCTGTAGCTTCTGTAGGTCTATCGTCTCTACTAACGTTATTTAATACGCCTTCTATATATTTATTAAAATCTTTATTACCAGAATGACTAGCCATAAGTTTCTTTATCTCTGCCATTTCATTCTCCAGTTCTTTAGTAGCCTTATTTAGCTTACATATGTTATCATAGTAGCCTGCTACGCATACTATACTTAGTGCTATTACCCATATAGCACCTATAAATATTGAACATTTGATCAATGCTGAAACTGCTCTATCAAAACTAATAGTAGAGTTTATACCATCCCAGCATACTACTATACTGATCATTGTTAAAATGGATGCTATTATAAATACCATAATAGCTATCAACTTGTAAACGTTCATGTTAAAGACTTGAAATTGCATCTTCTAACTCCTTATTAAAAATTTCTTTTTCTTCTTTATTTAACTCTAACTCATCTTCCATAAGCTTTACTATATTATCTTTAGTTATAGCAAAAGCTTTATTTTCTACAGTCTCTAGTATATCTATCTTTTTAATAACTTCAGTATTAGTTTTAAACTTAAATACTAAGTTAGGATATATATCTACTATAGACTTAAGATTTTTAAGTAATTCAGTATCATTCCTTAGCTCTACTCTTATATTAGAGCCATTAGGTAACCTAGCTACTCTCTTCTTAAGATCTTTAAGTATCTCTGTTTCAGTTTCATTACTATAGCTATATGTTAGAAATGGTAATGCTTTACTATTCTCTAAGAATTTAAAGCTATCATTACCATCTTTATCTATATGAAATAATACAGCACCTTTCTTCTCTTCTTCACCATGTGCTAACCTATCGAAACTACCTGGAGCTACTATACGTTCATATACAGATGATGTATGTATATGCCCTATAGCTATATAGTGCTTTACTATATCTAAGTAATCTGATTCTTTATGTACAAAATCCATATCTTTAAGTATAGGCATCTGGTAGCTAAAACAACCATGCATAATAGCTATATCTATTTCTGCTAGTTTACTCTCTTTAAGTAACTTACCTACTTCTAGATAAGTGTCAGAAGCTTTATGCCTAAACTCGTCTGGTACATATAGTATGTTTATATCTAAATCTACCATATGCTCTATATATAAAGTATTTATATACTTATAGTCAGCATCTGGAGCTAGTTTACTAGCTACATCTGTAAAACTAGCTACCTGATCATTATCATGGCTAGGAGTACCATATAGTATTCTTAGTTTTATACCATTATCTCTACACCATAGTAGTGTATTAGATAACCATGTCATAATGTGTCTATACTCTATAGATCTACTAGATAGTAGTCTATCGAATATATCACCTGCTATAAATAGTATATCTAGTTTTACTAGTTCTTTATGATATGTTATAAAGAATCTTTCTAAGTTAAATATAATATTATCAGTATGGTTTCTAGGATGTCCTAAGTGTATATCTGTTAATACTAAATAGTTTATATCTTTTTTCATTCTGTAGTACTTCTATTTAAATCTACATAGAGTCTTTCATACTCTTCGTTATGAACTTTATCTCTAATATCTATCTCATCTCGCATAGACTTATGCCACTTATCATAGTTCTCAGCTACCATATTAATAGCATCATATGCTTTATGCTCTAATAGGTAATGCATATAGAAAGCACCTGCTTTAGGTTTAGGCATAACCTGTACTATCTTAGTACCTTTATAGTTATTACTATAAATATGCTCTTGTAAACCAGGTATCCATTCTACTAGTATTACTTCAGCATTAGATACTAATAAGTTAAGATCTATAGCTTTATAGTACTGTTGTTGATAACCACGTATAATATATTCATTATCTTCTTTATCTCTTATATAGAGTTCTGGAAAGTCTCTAGGTGTAAACGCATCTATAGTAAGATCTTCTCTATTATAAGAAGCTCTTATAGTATTCTTAAGATCTTCTGTTATAAGTCCAGGATAGCATATATAGATTATCTTATTCCAACCTTTAAACCTTTTAGTAAACTTATTTACTCTCTCTAAGTCTTCTTTTACCAACATACGTAAAATCCTTTTAAATTAAATTTTAAATCAGTCTATAGAGCTATTCTATAATAAAACAGACTCTAAGTTGAACTGATGATTAAATATAAGGAATATAGATATGATATTAAGATTATCAGATTGGAATAAGTATCCCAAAGCCATAGTGGATACTAAAACTACTAATAAAAGTTTTATACGTGTAGCTCAGATCTATAAAGCTATGGGAGTAGAGAATCATGCTTTTCTATTAGCTTTACATAATCCAGATTTACAAGGTGTAGATCCATTCGATCCTAACCTTACTACAGACCAAAGGTATGCTATAGTTACTGAAGTATCTGAAAACCCATGGTATTTCTTTAGAGAGATTATAAGGATACCAACTTCTGGTACACTAGCAGGTATATCTTTTATAGCTAATAGAGCTAATATAGCTTACTTATGGTGTTGTTTTAACCACTTGACTACTATGATTATCATGCCTAGACAAACTGGTAAATCAGTTGTTGCAGATAGTTGTAATACCTATATGCTTATAGCAGGTGGTACTAACATTAAGATGGTATTATTTACTAAAGATAATGGACTACGTGTATCGAATATAGAGAGGCTTAAATCTATATTCGATCTACTACCATGGTATATTAACACTAGAGATAAATCAGATAGTAATAATACAGAGAATATTACTATAAACTCTCTTAAGAATAGATTAGATACAGTAGTTGGACAAAATACATTGGCTGGTGCTATGAAAGTAGGCCGTGGTCTTACAGTTGCTATACTCCAGGTAGATGAGTTAGCTTTTATACCACATGTAAAAGAATCTCTAGAGACAGCTCTAGCTGCTACTGGTGCTGCTAGAGAGAATGCTAAGAACTCTGGTTCGCACTATTATAATACCTACACTACAACACCAGGTTATATTAATACCGAAGAAGGTGCCTATGCTAAGTGGATCTACGATGGTTGTGCTAGGTGGACTGAAAAGTTCTTAGACTTACCTAATCAAGATGAACTTAACGATACTATACGTAAAAACACTAGACGTGGTAACTTATCAGTACTTATAGAGTATAACCATAGACAACTAGGTAAAACTGATGAATGGCTAAAAGAAAGAATATTAGAAGCTAATGCTACTGGAGATAGAGCCGAAGCTGACTTTCTTAATAAATGGTCACAAGGTTCAGCAGCTTCTCCTATTTCTAAAGAGAATCTAATAAGGTTAAGAGATTCTCTTATGTCTAAGAAGTATGTAGATATTTCTACAGAAGGTTACGTTATGAACTGGTATGTAGAAGAAGATGAAGTACTAAATGGACTACCAGGTAGACAAGTAGTGCTAGGTATGGATAGTTCTGAAATGATAGGTAATGACTATACTGCTTTATGTGGTAGAGATGTATCTACAGGTGAAGTATTATGTACTGCTATTATAAACGAGACTAACGTACTTACGTTATC